CGGCAGTAAAAAATATGTTTTTGCTTCTTTGCACAGTAATTTCTTGAATTCGACCAGTCACATAACCTTCTGGACCAGTCCATTTGGTTCCCCCAGGTGCGCGTCCACCACCACTACTTGAGCCGCCACCACCCGAGCCGCCACCGCCACCGCCACCGCCGCCAGTAGTGCCCTGGGGCAATCTTTTTAGTTGTTCATACGTAAGACCCTTGATTGCCCTAACTGCATGAATTTGTTCCATCGTATATCCCATTGCCAACAATTCGCGCACTATGTTGCCGTCACTCAATCCTTTATTTACGAATTGTTCCCATAACCCTACGTATGTAGTTTGTACATCCCACCATTGTCCATCTACGTAAATTTTCCACCCTTGCGGGTTAAAACCGCTTGCCAAAGCCGCTTCAGCCTCTTTTTCAAACTGCCTCTCAAAAGTAAAGTATCTTGGAAATGCTTGTGCAAGTTGTGCATAGGTTGTTATGGCTCTGTCACCACCCTTTTCACCCCTGCCTGCTATGTACAGGGTTTTGGCCTTCGTCGAAGCATTGTCCGCACCGGACCGTCTTGCTTCCTGTAGATAGGTTATAAAAGCAGTCATAACTTCCTGCCGACTCGCATTCCAGGAAAGCATTGTTTCTTTGTTTTTGGTGAAGACATATGGTTCATCTTCCATGCCTGGAACAGACTCAATAATTATTCCCCTTCTCTTAAAAACCGGAGTCTCATTGCCAATATATTTGGGTGCTGCTGCGCCGGAGATATTGCGATGGTTAACATCGTCGTAGAGTGAGGTTGTGTTCGTATAACTTTTTCCACAGAATTTAGAAGGCGAGTCTTCGCTACCAATATTTACGTGTGATGCAAATCCCCTGCGGACACCGCTTCCGGCATAGGCTATATAATTTGCGCTTTGTTCTTTTACCCACTTTTTGGGGTTGGTCGTGTCATACTTCCAAAATATAATTGGTGATTTCCCGTAAAATGGCTCTAATTCCGGTACTAGGTTTGCCAAAAAGCGGTCTGTTTCACGCAGTACGGATGTGTCATTTAGGTTAATTGTTTGTGCTATTTGAGTCGGCATTGCGTTTAGGTCCTATTCTGATATTCGTATAGGGCACGTTCTAGTTCTGCCCTGATTTGCGGTATGGCTTCTTTTATGCCGATACCGTTTACGTTTAGACTCACTGATATATCTCCACCTCTGGGACTTGCTGCTGCAATTGGCGCTGGCTGCATTGGTCTGGTGTACGGCTGAACCGTGTCGCCCATCGGGCCACCAGGACCAGGAACGACATGTAAGTGCCTATTGGTGGAACCACCGTGGAATTCAGCAAATCCGCCCTGTTTTTCTACGACTGTTTTATACATGCCAAGTTGATTTCCAACAAGGTCATATGCTCGCCCTGTCACGTGGTCCGAGTGTGGGGACCCAAGGTTGTAGTCGCGGTAAGCAGATGTAATCATTCTCTTTCCAGAAATCATTCCGTCCATTGCTGAATGACGGGCAAGCGTTCTGGACAGTCGCGAACCAACAGTGTCGCCGATTCCCTTGCCACGTGGAGTGCGAGTGTCTGGTTCTGGTTCTATTATTTTCGCTTCAATAAATAATTCTCTCAGTGCCTCCTTTGACCACCATTCTGGATTTGATGCATCCTTGCCAAAGAACTTGGCCATTCCATCAACTACTTCTTTTTCTGCCTGCAACAGAACCATTTCTTTTTCTGCGTTGTCCTTTGCCATCATAAATGCAGCGGTATTTTCGTCAATATCCTCTAGTGCTCCGAACATGCCCAAATTGCCAAAGAAATCCTGCGGAAGTGCGCCAAGGTTGCCACTACTAATTGCGTCGAATATGGCTTCTTGTTCGTCGATGCTCTTGGTTTTGAATATATCCTCAAACACTTTCATTTGGCCAGTTTTCAACATTTTGCCCTGTCCGGCAAGAACTGCCCCAAGTTGTGGCAGCATCGTTTGAATAATTCCTTTTTCGGCATCACCCAATGCTTGATTTACTGCCTGTCCACTCTTTCCACTAAAAACAAGTTCCCCAAGACCACCAAGTGGATTTCTCTTGCCTGTTTTTTGGTTAATTTCCTGAAATGCGAGTCCGTCGGCAGTTCCAATTTGGCGTTTTGTTTCAAAATATGCCTTACTCGCATCCCCACCATAGGCATTTGTCAATTGCTCAAAGGCTGTGCCAAAGAGTAACTTACTATCTTCTGCGGTAATTACTGCTCCCTCTCCACGCTGGTCAAAGTCTTGTCTAAAATTTTTCAATGCCTCGTCATAAATTAGTGGTGCTTTTTCTTGTTTGATGGCAGTGTCAAATGCGTTGTCCAAACTGTTTCTCAACATTTCTGCAATCGCCTGGTCAATTTGTTCTGAAGTCTTTACGACCGTTAGACCGAGCCTCACCAGTTGTTCGTTGAAATCCTCGGTATTGTTTGCCAAATTGACACCCATCGTCTGCGCGAGTTTTACCAGTTCAATTGACGATTTTCCGGTCATTTGTTCCATGACCTTCAGTCGAGCATCTACCGTATTCTTGGCAGTTTCGGTGGCCTTTTCCATTGCCTCTGACTTCTTTGCGGTCTCATCAAAGTACGCGTCGACTAGGTCATCGTCAATTTCGTCGTCTCGTCTAAATCTTTTCTTGTTTTTTTGAGTCAGTCGGTTGTATGTCGCTTCACTCATGCCCCCCGCTGCATACATTTCTTTTAGTTTGCCTATTCTTGCTTGTCGATTTTTTTTATCATCCTCTCTATTTCCAAAAGCCATATCCCTGAATTGTCTTAAGCCATAACTGGCAATACCTATGGTGCCGCCAACCGCACCGCCCACAATGCCGCCAACTACTGCACCGACTGCAGTGCCGATAACGGGAACAACAGTGCCGATAATGGCACCAGATACTGCACCGACTGCAAGACCAACACCAGCACCACGTGTAAATTCTTCTACGATGCTAAGGTCTCCTGATTTCTTTCCTTCTATGGCACCACCCTCCCTGGCAATTTTTCCAAGTTTTTTGTACTTTTCCTGTTGTTTACCCAATGAATCAACTATTGTGGTTTCTGTAGCACCAGAAGACTTTGCTGCGCCTTCAAGCAGAGTCATCTGAACTTGAAATTCCCCAAATGAACTTTCAAAGTAGTCATCGACTAGGGCTTTCGCTTCTTTCTTTTTTGCTTTCAGGGCATTGATTGGTGCCATTACGGCCCCAACAATTGTTCCAATCGCAGCACCAGCAGCAGTTCCGACTGGGCCAAATGATTTGCCAAGTGCGGCGCCAGCCATTGCGCCACCACCCATTGCTAGACCCATGTTGCCACTCTTCAAAGCAAACGTGCCACCCGCAATTCCGGCGGCTAATTTAGGACTGAACAAAGCCATTGATGAGGCAAGACCAAGACCACCCTTAATGTCCTCGTCGCCAACCTTATTTGACAGTTTTGATAAGCCCTGTTGTAATAGGAAACTGCCAATCATTCCGTCCATCTTGTATTTTGAGCCTCGTGCCAGTTTGTCTTCACGCATTTGATTGGAAACAGACATAACGTTTCCAACATTTCTTCGCAAGGCACTAAAATGTTTTTGCACGCCTCTCGGGTTTCCAGTTCCAGCATTTGTCTTTAATGGCCCACCAGCACCAGCACCAGAACCACCACCAGCAAACATTCCTCTTATGGTTCCCAACATTCCAGCGGGCGGCGGTCCACCACCACCTGGCGGAGAGAATGGCGAAGTTGGTCCACCAGGTGGCCCACCCCCACCAGGAGGAAGAACCATGGGGGGAATAGTTGGACCACCGCCGCCGCCAGTAGTGCTATTAAGCCCTAAACCACGCCTCGCGGCTGTTCTGGCAGCCCTAAACCGACCGACCAATCCAGCGCCACCTCGACCAGCACCTCTTTGGGCGTTGTACATTCTGGTGAGCAATCCACGAGTGGTTCCTGTTGCGCCGCCACCCATTGGCGGTCCTGGATATGGAGATGAGGGACCCGCAGGCATCATGAAGGGCATTCCTCCTACTGGCATACCACCACCAGTCCCACTCGCCAAACCCCTCGTACCAGCGCCTGCCGCAAGTTGTTGAAGTGCCATTTGTGCCATATTGGCCGCCATGGCTGTTTGCTGTAACTCAAGTCCAAGCACACGTGCCCCAGCCCCCGCTGTCGCCGCGGCTGATGTTGTTGTAGAGGCAAGACCAGCAGTGGAAGAAGCCGTTCCTCCTGGCACTATAAGGCCGGAGGGTCTTGTGGTAGTGCTACCAAGACCGAGAGCGCCACCAGCACCACCAATTCTGTCTGGTCCACCCGTCAGTGCGTTTGCTGTTCTTAGTATTGGGTAGTATTGCTGCCATGTTGCCTGCGCTTGTGGCCCAAGCCATCCACCATTCATTGCCCCACCGATTCCGGCGCCGATTGCTGGTCCAAAACCGCCAGTTGCACTAGCAATTGCCGGATTTGAGCCTAATTTAAACCCTTGATAAGCACCTTGTATGGTGCCAATTATTGAAACCTGTCTTGCTTGAACATTCATCGTATTGGTTAGTTTTTTCTCGTCAACGACCGTTCCGCGCGCAGTCTTCATTCCTCTTGCCATTGCCAACATCAACGCCAGGGCACCCTGACTACCTAATTGACCACCGAAAAAGGGGAGACCTTCCATAAATTTGAAAACACGACTGAATTGTTCAAAAATTACCTTGAGGCCCCTAATCATGTTGTTGATAAAGGGAAGATTTTCTTGAATTACCCTTTCAAATATTCTCAGTACGCCCAAAAGTTCAACAACTGTTTTCCCGATTGTTGAACCAAGTTTTTCGAAGTTCTTCTGATTTAGTTGTAGATTTCTATTGAATTCTTTTGTTGCTCCCTTGATTTCTGCCCATATTGGCCGCCAGGCGTTACCAAACATTTTCTCTATCACGCGGGCGCCATCAAGAAACGGCCTTAGTCCGTCTATGATTTCATTCCATCCCTTTTTGAAATTCCTCCACCACTCGCCCAACCTGTCGAACATTCCTTGAGATTTTGGAAGATATTCGCGTATAAGTTTTAGATAAAAGTTGGAAAGTTTTTCAACTGCATTTACTACCGCGTCGGTAAAGCCACCGCGCTTTTCCCATCCTGCAATAGCACCAGATGTCGCCGCCATAGTTCTTGTAATGATTCTGTAAACTTTTTCTAGAGCAACTTTTGCTTGTGGTAAAAATTGCTGACCGAAGTCGGCAAACTGTCCCCTAATCAAGTTAAAATATTTTTTAAGTTGACCAATCAAAGTATTATTTACGGCGTCCATCTGGCCAGTAACTCCACCAAGAGCGGATAGTTTTCCGCTTTTCATCGCCTCGATAAATTCTTTTTTGGTGTCTATTCCTTCCTTTTTGGCTTTCTTCAATGCTTCTTCTGCTGCTGGTCCAAGTTCTTTAAATGCAGTATGAATTGCGCCAAGGCCCTTCTTTGGGTCTTGTATCGCAGCAACTACTTTTGCTGCTTTGACCAATCCTTCCTCAAGCGGCTGTCCTGCGGAAGCAAAATCGCCAAGGTCCTTCAAGAGACTCTTGCTGCTCGCTAGATATCCCGTCTTTGTTTTTGCTATTTCTGCGTATGCCTTATTCAATGCCTCAACACCCGCTCCAGCAAGTTCTGTGTCCATTTGCAATCCGCGCATGTTGACTCTTACTTGATTTAGCCCACTTCCGAATTCTTTGTTATTTTTCCCCGTATAAGCAAGCATTGACGCTTGTTGTTCCCGAATTGCTGTGGACATGAGACCTATGGCAACCGCTGTGCCCGCCGCCGTTGCCGCCAACATCTGCAGTGTGACGTGATACGACTTGACCAAAAATCTTCCGGCTACGAATAGGGCGTGTATGCCCACAAGGGCAACGGACATTGCACCGAGTGACAGTGTCGCTATTTTTAGTCCTTTGACCAAAAATTTTGACAACATTCCGCCAAACTGGCGGACCATTTTTGTGCTTGAATAAATTACGTTTTTAAGCGTTTTTGTCTTTTTTTCAACCCCAGCCAAGGCTCCACCAGCGACGGTTGATGCGCTTGCAAGACCCAGCAGGTCCCTGGACGCTTTTCTTGCAGAACTTCCTAATAATCTTAATTTGGCGGAAGTTTTAGTGGCGTGGTCGCCTAATTCGTCAACGCGTTCTGTAGATTTGCGAGGACCATCATCTTTGATGGTGTCTATCGCAATCGTTGCTCTGCTCTCAGCCATATATTCCTAAGTCGTAATGAAAGAAGGGTTATCTTTCTTGTTGACTCGGGCCGAGGGGAGTGCTACTTTTTCTCCATTTCGCGCCGTTCTCGCTCGCGGTCGTTCGTTACCACTTTAGCACAAGCCATGAGTATCAGCCATTCATCTTGTGAGCAATTCAGCAAATCCAACGGATTTGTTCCCCATAGTTCGCCGAGTCGAGCAGCGTTAATTATTAAGGAATCTTCGATTAGTTCGTCGAAGACCCCTTCGTAGGGTCCTCTGTGTCAACAGTGTCGGAATATCCTGCCGCTTCAAGGATTGCCACGGCAGCAGATTCAACATGTGGGTCGACACCGAAAAATGCACGAACACAATCTGGCTGTGGGCGAGTCGTTTCTGTCATCTCCAGGATGAGGTCGGAAGCAAATGTAAGTTCATTTCCAGACTCGTCCTGGACTTCCTTGTCATCAAACATCATTCCGACGGTTGTCGAACCAACTACCAAACAAGCAAAACGCAATGCGTCCATACCGTTCTTGCTGTCTTCTCCTGCGGATTTTCGCCAGTTGCGAACCTGATTTTGGGAGATGTTTGGGCTGATAATCAACTTTACGTGTGGTCGTTCTGGAACGGCAAGAAGCACCTGCGGTCGTTCGACCTTACGTCGAACAGCAGCAGAAAGTTGTTCGAGCAGTGTTGGCTCGCTCTTCTTCTCTGCAGCCTTTGCTGGCTTTTCTTTCTTTGGCTCGTCTGATGATGTGTATAGTTCGTTGTTGCTCATGGGCAAAAACTAGCACACCAAAGCACGCTCAGTTGTAAATTATTAAACTAATTTACTTGCTGGCGACCTTCGAAACCGAGAAGGTAAGAGCAAACGTCGATGGCGCACCAGAAGATGAATCTCCGTCTGGCTCAGTCAGACCAACCAAAAGAGCCTTGGAATAGATTCTGTCCAAACCTGGCTTCTTCAGGTCGCAGTCATAAGTCTCAACGGTAATGTCATAGTAGGCCTTGCCGACATATTCGCGCAACTTTGCAACCTTGGCGGCTACGCCAGTCTTGCCGTCCGATGGAACTCTGTCGTCGTCATAGTGAGCCGTAAGCGTAATGTCACCGATATCGAACGGAGCGCAAAGGACCGTCGGTGAAGCCTCCCCACCCTCGTAGATTTTCTCCACGGAGGCAGTGATTTCTCCACCAGACACCTGGGCAAATAGGAAAGTTTCAAACTTGGGCAGGTCTGCGATTTGCTGAGCGCCATGCGGCGCGATTCTTCCAAGAACTTGCCTTTGTGATACTTTTGCCATGATTTATTCCTCCGTTGATTAGACGACCGACTTGGTCAAGTTGGACTTAATGATGTCGACTTCAATTTTGTCGCCGACACTTGAGACACGAACGCCCACCCTGGCCTTGACAAGACCATCAGCCAACTGGGAGGTTGGGTTGATTGAAGCATCACACTTAACCGAATAGCCAAAGTCAATTCTCTTTCCATTTGCATCAAACGCTTCAAACAAAGCACCGCTAGTTCTTAGCGGCTCGAGAATTGCGAATAGTTTTGACTCAACAGCAGAAAAGACAGTGTTTCTTCCGTCAATGACACTGAACAGCAGGTCTTCAAGCGAGCGGTTGGCTTCAACCACAACTTGATTGACAACGTCCTGCGCCGTGATATAGCGGAAGTTCGTCGTGTCAGAAGACAGCGAGCGAGCACCATAAACACGGACCGTGTTATTAATGACACGAATCGCATTGACATGTGCTTCGTCAAGGGCGTCACCATTCGTCTTGTCAATGTCAGTTGCAACACCATTGACAAATGCTGCAATCGAAATCAAACCAGCGCCTGGTTTGTGGGCGCCAACCTGAGTGTGTGCGACCGCTCGTTTTGCGGCAGCGTAACCCACGGGTGGAATCAATCGATTGACACCAACGATGCTTGTCGGAACAAAAACCCACGGATAGAAATAGGCGACGTGCTCAGCACTTACGTTAGCCGCAGACAAAGTTTGTCCAGCAGCCGTTGCCTCTGCAATCGTGTCGTCAAACGCGCCAAACAGAAAGGCAACTCTGTTGTATGTATTGGCATGATTTGCCAAAGCCGTTTGAACCGTTCCGTTTGACGACTCTGCGCATATTACGGCACCAGTTCCAAATGATTCAAGGAACAAACTGAGTCCAGCGACATAGTCGTCTGCGGTCACGGTTTCTTCATTGTCATCCCCAGGACTAAGCGCGACTGGTGATGCGTCGTTGTGTGGTACGCCGCCCGCATCAAGGTCCGTGGCGCTTACAAGTTTTGACACTGTTGGGTTGGAATTAATGCGACCGACTGCTTGCGCAACCGTCGTGACATTGCCCGTGCTGAACACAAGCGTGCCACCATCAAAAATCTTAATGATGAATGTACCAGCAGCAGTTCCTGGATTTACACACTGAACAGTGATGCCAGTACTCCACGCACCAGGACCGTTGGCCGTAATCGTCATGACGTTTGTTCCGCCAGCGCCAGCCGTTGTGTCGAGGGTTCTTGAACCAGTTGAATGACCAGAACCAACAACACGCGCAATCCACGCTCTTGTGCCACCCTCTTCAAAGAATGTCTGCACTGAAGGATGCGTTAGCGCATACGAGGCGTATCCACCATAGATTGCTTCAAATTCCGCAAGGCTCGTAACCAACTTCGAAACACCAACTGGTCCTCGAGAGGTCTTGCCGACGAAAAATGCCTGCGATGTTTCGACTGACGTTGCGGCATTTGGTCCGACTCTTACTGCTGTTTGTATGCTTACGCCTGGCATGACACCTTCCTCACTACTTGAGAACTACGCGTATTAATTTGATTCCCATTGTACAGAACTGTTGTCTTGTGTGACAGCAACTGTTGGTTCTGATTCAACTTCAACAGGTTGAGCAGTTTTGACTTTGGATTTTGTTGGTTTTGCGCCCTGCACGATACGAAGGACGACCAATTTTCCGGCATCGATTCCCGCCTTACAAATCGAACATGACTCGTCGATTGCCGCGATTCCCATGCTGTGGAGGGTTCTCCCGTCAGCATCAACCTCAAACGGTCCCCTGGAAACGTTTTTCACAACCAGAGCAGGGCCAGCAATAGACCCATCGTTTATATCTGTAAGTTTTACAAAAAGATACGTCATCTTAAGGCTCTCCTTGACAGCGCGCTATAGATTGTACTCCATAATGCTTAATCAACGGTGTATTTGTCAGTCCACGTACTATCGTTTAGGTCGGTATCAGTTGTGCCCTGTTGTGAAATTGCGTATTCAATTTCTTGAATTTCTCCAATGTCTTGACGAGTAACTATTTCGTTGATTCCCAGGTTGTATCCAACATAGCCACCGCACAAAACCCTGTCACCTTTTAACAGTGTTATTTCCGAAAATTCCTCTCTCATCGTTCCCTCGTCAATCATTACCTGAAATGATTGTCGTGGGTCGACTGCCTGCAAACACGGGTAATCCAAAAGCGCCGAACGAACGACAGAGGTGAGCCTGTCTCTTGCTACCGTTGCTTCATCTGGCCCTACTGCCCTGCACCAAACGTAAGTTCTCATAACGTAGTTGGCCCTATATAGTGGGTCAGGACCATCAAAACCCATCCGCTCAAAACTCGTCGTTGAAATTGCTACGGTAATTATGGTTGGCCACACGTCAAGAGCAAGGGGTTCGTAGGCAAGATATTTTTCTGGCATCGGCAATTCTGTACTTGATATGTCCCAACCGTTGCGATAACGAATTATTCTTTTTGGTAAGTCATTTTGCAAGTAACTGGAAACATAATTCTTTGCAAAATGTGCTCCGTGCATCAGGTATTCGGGCATTACTTAAATTTTTCCTTCTACTATGTATTCGGAAATCATCTCGGCCACCTCGTCAACCCACTTTTCCGGGGTAAAGATTATTCTTCTAGCGGGCATGTTTCTTGTTCCGTATTGGTGGAATTTCGCTATTTCTCCGCCAAAACTAAAACTTGCGGTTCTTTTGTTTCCATCAAGGTCAGGGCCCTGCGCGATTTTGGCAAACAAACCGCCCTCCTTAACCAGTATCGGCATCCCAGGAAAATGCTTAATCTTCCATGCTCCGTACTCTGCGTCCAACGGTGCCCATCCACCAGATGGCAAACCCTGTGCCGTAAAATTTTCAATCAAGTAGCCTTTGAGTTTTTCATGGGCTTTTGGCCAAACGGGTCGAAGGTCACCCATTCTTTTATTGATGTTTTCAAGGTTGTCATGCACTTCATCAAGACCATTTATTTTTAACTTAATGCGCACACTTAATTCGCTCATGACACTATGCAATTCTTCGTCGCGAATACTTTTTCAATTGCATAAGTTCTGACTCCAAAAATCCGGTTTCCGCAACAGCAACATTTCGTGAGTTAAGGTCCTTGATTCCCACAACGTCATCGTGCATGTTTTGCATTTCCCTTGTTGCCGCCCGCAAAATCATAAGTTTAAACATCTTGATATTGCCACCATCAAGCCCACCCTTATAGGTAACTCTGATTATGTCATTTGCAAAGCCAGTGTAAACATCCAGTCCATATCTTCGAACGGTATATTCATTGCCGTTTGCTGTTGCGGTTCCGCCCGAAGTATAAGCACCAGTGACACCAGAATTAGCAATAGAAAAAGTATCGGTTGTTACGGAAGTTATTATCTTGGCGCTGATGTTGTATGTGGCGGGTGTTGCGTTAATCACCGTCACTGTTTGTCCAAGCGTGAATCCGTGATTTGCCGCAGTGAACGTAGCCGTTCCAGAAGAAACTGTTGCGGCAGTAATTGTTGCAGTTCGCTTTACCGCTTCGCCAAGTATCCTGTTGTTAATTGTTGGACCGTCCATTTCAACTTTTGAAACAGAAACGATTGGCGTATTCCTCAGGTAAATTGTGCTCGGCGGTGATGCGTAGGTAATGATTCCGTTTGGGTTGGAGTCCCCAAGGCCAAGTCCCTGATTGTAGAAATATGAACCCATTGGAACGTTCACGTGGTTGGCCTCGAGAACATGGGTCTCATCCACAAATTCAGTCACTTCGACAGGACGCCCAAGATAGGTTTCCATCTCACTTTGAAGACCTTGCAGAATCATTTCTGCTGCATCTTGTTGTCTTAGGGACAGAGTGATGTCCATGTAGGTAATGAGGTTAGAAAGCGTTACCAGCATTTTTTAACCTCTCAAACTGAGAATTATGATTTAGCCGCGCCGCCTGCCACGAAGTCGGTCAACCAGACCGCGACCAACTCTTTGAGCCGCTTCAACCGCACGGGAGGCAGCACGACGAATTCGACCTGCTCTGCCGCCTTCGCCACCACCAACTTCGACACTTGGCATTGTTTGTACTCCTCGCGTTAAGAAACATCGCAAACACCCTGATAAGCGACGCTAGAAAATTTTAGCACTGTTCTTGCTGTATGGGGCTACCTATCTGGATTGGGTGGCTTTTCGGCAGAAAAAGTATCCACTGCACCCTTTGGGGCCTCAATGGGAACCCACGCCCGCGAATACTTGTGTTCGGCGATATTTACGCGTTTGATGATGGTTCCATCAAGAAGAACATCCAATTCGTCATCGCTCATTGACAACAGTTGGGACAAATTATCTTCTGTGTATTTTTTGCTGCGAACCAATTTTTTAATAACTTCAGACACCCTATGTGCAACAAGTGTTCCCCTTGAGCGATTTAAACGCAGGTGAATCATTGACGCCTCGAGTGAATCGCAATCAATAATGATGCACGGAACGCTGGCGATTGTCTTGCGTAATTCTTTGTTTTCTTTGACAATCATCCACCTGTGATAGCCATCAATAATTGCCATATCTCGCTTCATGACAACAATCGGCGAAATAAAACCAAAATCTGCGATTGACTTAGCCAATACTTTTAAGTCTGGTTTTAAAATATGATTTGCGTGCCAGTCGCCCTTTTTTAATTCATCAATATCAACATTTTCAATTTTCATCATTTACCTCAGCGCTGTCAACTTCTTCTGTCATTCTAATCGTATGTGATTTTGTCTTTGGTCCTATTGGAGAAACTGCAACACTGTGCGCCATGGCGCCCATAAACATCTGATAAATCAATGAATAAAAGGTATACGACCTGGGGTCAAGGGCGTGCTTTTTTCTAAATTCAGAAACAAACGACTTAGCCCTAGTTGCCTTAAATTCATTAACCATAAAATCATCAATAAATTGTTTTGCTCCATCAAAACCCTTGCTGGCGTATCGTTTAATTAATTTGTCATAATCAAAAACTGACCAATATATTCGCTGAGCATCAATGTACGGAAAACACCTGACGAGTTCGTCGTAGAATTCTGGCTCAGTTCGGATAACGTCACCTATTCGACGTATGGCTATGCCATGCAGTGGAATGCCGACCCTAGTGTTACTACCAGTTATCGCTGCCCTATCGTAATATTCGCAGTATGGGAAGCCATGTTCTTCGATAATAAACTTAAATACGTCAGCAGTTTGCCAGTCGTATATGACTTTCGCAAATTTAAGAGGAATTCCCTTCTTTGATTTATATGGCGTAACGATGTAGTTTTCGTGCAGTTTTTGCACCAAAGACCGATAGCGCAGCATTGATTCGGAAGCGCGAACTCCAGTTATAAATGCGGTATTTCCTGTCTTTCCCTGCATGGTGTAATAGTCAACTATTTCAGGCGGGGGTTGCCCAAGGGGCAAACCAAAATTGGCTGCAGTTATCGCCCACGGCGGAATTTCCCTGCAAAGACGACCTTCCTTTTTTCGTAATTCACTCCACAAAATGATTGATTCGCGTTTTCCCAAAACCCAAACCTCAGACCCCTGTGGCATGCAGTACCACTCCATTTCTACCCACGGCTGATTTCGCACATAATTTACGTAGTCAATAACGAGTGGACTGACCATTTCCTCATCCCTAAAAATAACTTTGACGGGTCCCAGGTTGCGCTCTTCGTGGACCTCTTTTGCCAATAGCAAAACAGCAGTTGAATCTTTGCCGCCAGAAAATTGAACACACACCGTATCGAATGTGTCGTATACGTGCCGGATTCGTTGACGTGCTGCATCAACGCAATTTATATCTAGGAAAAGTCGTTGCCTGGTCACGCGTCTGTATGTCCGTCAATAAAGTTGATTAGTCGTTCAGCCGTTGTTTTACCATCTATCGCGGCATCATTTCTAAGCCAGCGTATGAAGTCATACCAGCGCCGCTGCTGTTCTGGGGAATCGAATACAACCTGAACCGAAACAATTGCTTGCGGAGCGGAACCAGGAACCGCAACAGCAGAGCCACGAATAGCAACTTCTGAGTGGTCTACGTCTTTTGGTGCAATCAATTTATTTTCGCCGTCATCATCTTGGGATACCAATGACACTATTTGTTTTTCTGTTTCTGTACTCTGAAGTGTCGTTGGATTAATCATGACTGGCGCTGTGTATGTTGAATTAGTCAATTCTTCATTCGCTTTGAGTGTTGCGCGCTCATCCATAGCGGCCATTTCAAATTCATCCCAGCCCAAACCATTCCAAAGGTCGCTAAAGTCCTGAGAAACCTCTGTTAGAAGTTTTTGCAATATATCGTCATCGGTGTAGCCAAGTTCCATCGTTCGGTTATCTGCCAAAGCGTACGCAATCGCGCGCTTGTCGTCTCCATCAATAAATACAACCGCAATCTCATTCCACCCAAGTTGTTTGGCGGCCATGACCTGATGGTTGCCTGCGACAATCGTTGCAGTGCCGTCATCGTTTTGCTTAACAACGATTGGCTTAATCTGTCCAAACTCTTGATATGAAGCCGCAATCGCGTTTACGTCGCCCTTGCGGGGGTTGTTGTTAAGGTGTACGAGTTGGTCAATCGGAAACACCAATGATTGCAACGAGGGATGGATGTTGCTCATACCTGTACTCGCACGTTTGCATTTAGGGTTCGCAACGAATCCATCGATGTCCGCAGGGAAAGAAGTTTTTC